CTGACTTCTGCCACGCCCCCGAACACGAAAGTCATCAGCCCGTATGCGGTGGAGCCCCCGGAGCCGTTGAAAGTGACGGCTTTTGCCCCCGTGACCCCGGTCAGGAAGGTTGCCTGGTCTGCCGCGGTCAGGCCCGAGGCCGTCATGGAATTCACGGCTTGAACATTGCCATCGAAAGGGGCTACGAAAGCCACCCCGGTGCCCCCGCTGACTGCCCCCACCGCCACAATCATGTCGCCAGCAGAAAGTGCTGTGGCCGACAGCGAAAGCGGCCCTAGCGCCGCTACAACGCTTTGGAAAGAGGCGTTCGTGCCGAGGTTGCCATCTACCGCGCTGACCCCTGAAAACAGCAGGTACTGCCCGCGGTAGTTGACCGTGCCCTGCCCCCCGGTTCCCACGGTCAGGCTAAAGGTGGGCTGCCCCGCATCCGCCGCGACCCCCGGCATGCCAAAACAAATGGTGGCGATGCTGCCCGAAGGGCGCGCCATCACCTTGAAGGGAATCGCGGCCAGCGTTACCCCGTCTACCACGGTGATCGTGCTGAGCGCGGCAGGATTCGATACCACCACATCCATCACGACAAGCAAAATCTGGTCGCCGGTCGCATCTGACGCGCCGGCAATAGCCGTATTGGCTGCTACCGATTGCGCGGTAGGGTCGGTGAAAACACTCAGCAATTCGGCCATCTGTATCTCCAAAAACGAAGGGCCGCACGGGGCGGCCCTTCATCCGTGCTGTTGCACCTGTTGCCGGGCCCGTATCAGCCCGCTGCGGCAGCCTTGCTTCCCACCAGGTCTTCCGTGTTGCCGGTGCCCTTGCGCGCGGCTTTCATGGCCTTCTCCAGCGCCTTGATGCCAGTCGAACCGGCGCCGTAGGCGCGCTCCGCGAAGCTCAGGGCGTCGTCACCGGCGCCCGTCATGCCGTAGAGCTGGGAAAGACGCTGCATTTCGCTGCGCGCGTCTTCCGGCCAAGGCCGGTCAGGGAAATCCACCTCATCACCAACCGAAATGCGCTCCTCGCCATGCTTGGCTTCGAGAACGGGGATCTCCCACGCGCCGACATGGATCGGCATGCTGGAGGTTTCATCGCGGGTGACGGTGACGAGAGTGAATCGCATAGACCTTCCTTTTAGTCAACGAACAGAGTGCCCGGGGCCGCCGTGGACACCCGGATGTAGCGGTACGGGATATTCGCCGTCTGGAACGGTGCCGCTGTGGTCAGCGTCACGATGGTGGCGTATCCCGAACCCGAGGTGTTGGTACCCTCGATGATGATGCCGTTGGCGGCGTTCAGCACGCCGGTGGTGCCGACGGGGACCTTCTGAGCCAGAAGGTCCAGTTCGGTGTTGCTGAGAGTGATTGAGCGCATGTCTGTGATCTCCCTTACGCGACCGACAGAACCGCGTTGGCGCGGCGCTTGTTGATCGTCATGGCGTACTTGCCCGTGAGGCCGAAGTAGTGGACGAAACGGTTGTAGACCATGGGCGGCTGGCGGTCAACCATCCAGTAGCCCTCGACCGGCCGCAGCTTCACCGTCTTGGTGTTGATGAAGTAGCAGCGCTTGGCCCACAGGATGGCCGGCGAGTCCAGCGCGTCCAGGGTGTCCATGACCGGATCCCAGACCAGCTCGACGCCCTTGAAGTAGGTCGCCGTGGTCGAGGCGTCGAGGCTCACGCCACCCTTCTGCAAGCCATCGCTCTGCAGGCGGCGGTTGATCGTCAGGCCCGCCTGCTGGCGGTACGTGTCGAGGAACGTGCTGCCGCAGATGATGTAGTCCGGGGTCTGGCCGCCGTACCGAGTGCATTCACGCCATGCAATTTCCATCTGGTCGATGAGGTTCACCGCCGCGATGGCCGTGGAAGCGTAATTGCGCCACCAGGTGGAGGTGGACTGGTTGATCGTACCGACCACGTTGGACGCGGCAGGGTTCGTCTGAATCAGCCAGTCGAGGCCCGGGGGCAGGTTGGCGTCGGCCGCATTCGTGCGGTGCAGCGCCAGGTCCAACCCTTCCTCGAAGCCTTTCACCAGCGTCTCGTTGTTTTCTTCGAGAACGTTGGTGAGGACGACCATTTCGGAATCCGAAGCCGTTGCCGACTTGTCCGTGGTCATCTTGATGCCCGACTGGGCCAGCATGTCCTCGTCCATCTGGAAGCCATCGAACACGTTGCCCCAGGCGAACTTCGCCTGCTCGATCGTTCGCTTCGTGTTGAACGTCACTTCGGACGGGCCGAAGTAGGACTGGAAGTTGCTGGAGTTGGTGAAGCGCAGCTGCTCCACGATGTTCTGCAAGCCGCCGGACCAGTTCTGCTTCTGGGCGTTCAGCTTCTTGTAGAGGGGGTGCGCGACGTTGATCTGGTCAACGGCCGGGCGGTTCTTGATGTAGAAGTCCAGCGACACCTTGGCGGCGTAGCTGAGCTGTTCGGAAGTGAAAGGCATGACGGTCTCCAATGTCAGGTAAGTTGTGACTCACTCGACTTCGGGGCCGTCGATGCCTATTCAGGCTCCCCGGATTACGGCGGTACGCGCCCCGGATACGCCGGGTTCGGAGGCAAGCCTCGCGCGCTAATGTCGATTAGCGGTGTCGAGCGTAGGTCGAGTCCTACACCGGTGTCAAGCCCAGCGCTTTGAGGAGCGTGGACACATGGCCCGGCTCGAAGCCCACTTTCGCCGCGATCAGGTCCACGGGGATGCCCAAGCGTGCGCCCTCGGCGATGCGCAGCAGGTCATCCTCGTACACACCGACGCGGGCGCCGTGGCCCAGTGCCTGGAATGCCGAAATCTGCTCGGGGGTGAGCGAGGGTTCTGGAGTGCCGATCAGGTCGGTTTCGTCTTTCTTGGACATAAATACTCCGTGGTGGGGTGTCAGGTGATGCCGTTGGTGTAGGCCGTAGCGCCGTTGATGCTCTTGGCGGTCAGAAACTGCATGCGGGGCTTGTCCCGCACCGACAGGTGGGTCCACTGGCCAAATTCCATGATGCACTGGTCTATCGGCCAATCCTCGGCTTCCACGTGCTGCTGTATCCAGCGGCAAAACGCCGCGGGAGCCATGCCAACTATTTTCACATCGGCCGCCAGGCCGTGCATGTGCGCGCTCGTCGGACTGCCGCCGATACGCAGATTCAACCACAGGGGACGTAGCCCCGAGGTGATAACCATGCTGCGCCCGAGACACGATCGGATGGGCTGCAGCAGCGTCTGGCACAGTCGTATGATGTTTGCCCGTTCTTCCGGCGTCGGGACAATGGCTACCCCGAGGCGCGCGGCAGTCTCCGACGCCAAGAACTCCTCAAGGAAGAAGTCTTTGGTGATCGGGGTCATGGATGTGGAGTGAAAAACACCAACTTCACAAGAATGCTGCACAGCCCGAGGATGAGCGCCCAACCAACCTGTAATAGCCGCGTGTTGGTCGTCGTCTGCCCAGCCTCCAGCCGGAGATGTGTGTCAATGATGCCCTGATACCGTTGGGCACATAGCGTTTCATGGGCATCCATGCGGGTCTTTGTAGCGAGCGCCGTATACTCCACTTCCCGCAACCTGTCATCATTGTCTGTCATTGTGGCATCCATAACTCAGCCCGCGCGTAGCCGCGCCAAAGCGCCGGACACCGCTTCCAGCTGCGTTGTGGGCGCTTTGGCGGTATTGCCGGCGGGCTGCTTCGCGCGCAGCGGCGTTGGGGCGTTGGGCATGGACACGGGCGGCGTAACCACTGCGGGGGCTGCATTGGGCGCCTTCACCGTGCGGTACTGTTGCGCAAACGCCGCGGCCCACTGGGTCGGGGGCATCGCGCGCAGCTTCGCCACGAACTGGGTGTCGGCGCGCATGATCGCCACTTTGGCATTGTAGCCCGGGTCCACTGACTGGAAGCCCTGCTCCACTTCCCGCACCGCAGCCTGTCCCTGCTCGATGGCCTGCTGCTGTACCCGGGTCTGCTGCCCACGCTGCTGCTGTTCCTGCTGGTACTGCTGGGTTGCAGCCTGCGCACGGCGTGCGCGAGCCACTTCTTCGGCATCCTGCCGGGTCATCCGGCTGGCCGCCACACGCTGCTGTAGGTCCGGCTCAGTAGCCAGTGGGTCAACGCCAGGGGGCACTTGACCTAGCCGTTCGGCCAAAGCTGCCGCGGCGCCCTGCAGATATTCCAGCGCCTGCATCTGCTCGTGCTGCATGGGGCTGTTGATGAGTTTCAACAGGTTCATTGACTCGTTGAACTGTTCGACCGATGCGCCAGCATCTTTGATCGGGGTCAGCAGTAGATCCAGGTCGCCCCGGGTCGTGGTCAGCTCGGTGTCCTTCTCCTTCACCATGTTCGCCAACGTGGTGATGCGCTCACGTGTCTCGGGGCGCGCATTGGGCGGCACCGGATCGTTGACCGGATCAACGGCAACGGCCTTGGGCGGCGCGGCAGGAGCGGCGGCCGCCGCCACAGGGGCCGCGACGGCGGTGGCGGCGGGATCCGCAGGTTTCGGGGCCGGAGAGGCGAACTTTCCGGTTGAGTCCCGCAGGCGGCCCGCTTCGTCAGGCTGGGCTGCTGGGGCGGTATCCGCGGCGGGGGTATCGCCCGGCGGAGTGCCGATGAGGTCTTCCGCGGTTTCGGGCGCAGCGGGGGTTTCTCCCTCCGGCGGCACCACAACTTCGGGGATGACCTCCCCTTTCACGGCAGCAGATACAGCAGCAAGCATCTCGGGGGTAGCCATCAGGTCCTCACGGTGATCCAAAATATTGCGGGGGCTCTGCGCTTTCCGCCGGCGCAGCTTCCTGCACAGGCTCCCCTACTTCTGTCGCTAGGGGCTCCTGCACATGCGGACTCGGTGCGCCCGGATCGCCGGAGAGTGCCGGGGGGCCCATCGGGGGCGCGATAGGTAGCGTCGGCATCTGCGGGATGAACCGTGCTAGGTCACTTTCGTCACCGAAGCGCCGCATGGTTTCACGCATCTGCTCGGCCAGTGCCGCTGCAAGCGGCGCGGTGGCCGGGTTCTGCTGCAAGGTGAATATCTGGGTGGCCAGTTCGCGCAGCTGCGGGAGGATGATGCCCCAGGCATCGCGGTCGCCGGAATTCTTCGGCTTGCCCGTAGTGCCCGCAGTGATATTCACTTCAACCAGTGAATTCAGGTCCTCGAGCGACATGCCGTAGGGCCAGTACACCGCAGGGCCAGCGATCTTCTGCGCGATATCCGGCTCGATCTTCTGCAGCGCCACTTCGGCACAATACAGCGCCATGTCGCTCAACGTTGTCTCGAGTGTGTCGCGCCATGTCGAGGTGCGATTGTTTGAGCTGTTGGCCTTGATTTCTTCCTCGGTGGCCGTCGTCTCGATGCTCTTGGCTTGCTGCTGTGTGTCAGACAGGCCGAAGGTGCGCTCGAAGTCCATGATAATCGGCGTGGTGTCATACAGCCGCAAGTCCACATTGGGGACCGGCTTGGCCGCGAACATCTTGCCAAAATCCTGATTGGGTTGCGTGGCCCTGAGCGGGGTGAACTCAGCAATAACGCCGTCGGTGACTTTCTTCAATTCCTCATCGGAGAGCGCCGTAGCATCCACGATGGTGCCCGGGATGGAGCGGCGGCGCGTGATGCGAAGATTGCTGCGCACGCTCGCGTATTCATCCTGCAACTTCGCGCCGCGTGCGGACATAGACTGTGGGCAGCGCTGTCCATCCACTTCGTTCAGCGAGAAATAGAAATACGGGTACCACCGACTCGAGCCCCAGCTCGGCTTGTACGGCGTGCGAGCCCACACTTTCACCCCACTTATGCCGGTGTAGATGTGGTTGTCGGCCTTGTTCCATTTTTCCAGTACGCGGGCGAAAGCGCGGGCGCCTTCCTTGCCTTCGTTTGTAGAGTACAGGTCGTCCGTGGCTCCCTGGTTCGGGAACATGCTGGCTATCATGTCCCCCTCGCCACCATTGCCCATTTCGCCCCTGTTGGCATTCACTGGCGTCTTGCGGTAGTACTTCTCTGCTGCTTTGAGGTCTTCGTCTTTCAGTTCGGGGAATTTCTCGCGCAGCTGGTCATGCGGGAAGTACATGATCTCGGTGAGCGAGTCGGAATCTAGATATTCCTCCAGCAGCTCAACATCCGTTCCTACCTGCAGGTTCTCAGGCTTCACGATGTCGAAGGTGAAGCCGAAGCACTTGTCCACTTCCAGGCGGCCTGACAGTGCTTCCAGTGATGTCTCCAGCTCCTGCTTTTGCACTTCCAAGTCGTCGAGGCTGGCGGTTTGCCCATCAAGGGTCTGCCCTGATTGCAATGCGGTGATCTGCGCTGCCGCGCTCGCTACGTTGGTCTGCAGCGAGTTGTACTCGTTCTGTGCCAGCGGGTCGGGTACCCGGTCGGTCAGCGGCAGTACTTTTAGCCAGCCGTGGGACGCGGACAGGATGGAGCGGATGATGCGCCGCATGCGCGGCTTGAGGTTGCCCTTTTTCCACAACGCCGACAACACCAGCTCGAGGCTCTTGGCGAAGTCCACATTGCGCTGCCGTTCCGGCTGCGGCGGGACCTGCCCGGTGATGGGGTCGGGCGGCGGATCCACTTGTGGCGCCGGCTTCACGCTGACATCCGGGTCCCGCGCGTACAACGTGGCCACCTGGGTGTCGATCGCGGAACCGATCATGTTTGTGCTGACCGCCCAGTTGGACTGGGCTTCACCGCTGGCGTAGCGCCGATCCTTCTGGATCTGCATGCGAATGGGCTTGTCGAACGTGCGGTCGTCTTCAAATTCCTTGAAGAACCGGCGGACAGAGGTTTCGACCTTGAGGCGCACGGCGCGATCCTCGTCGCTCATGCCCGCGGTCGTCACTGCGCCTGCTACGGCCTGCGCCTGCGGGTCCAATGGGGTTTCAACAGGCATGTTCGTGGCCGCTCAGTCCTAGCATGTGGCAGACTGTACCGACTGTAAGGTGATCCCGCAACACAAGGGTCAGAAATGCCGCACGGAGGAGGTTTTCGCCGGCTGGTATTCCAGCCATTCCGGCGAAAAAGGCTTCAATACCTTGGGGGGTTCCGCGGGCTTGCGCTCCCGCACGTAGGGGAACTGGTCCAGGGCACGGCCAATGAGCCCACACACGTCCGCGGCGTCGTCAAAACGCCCTGCGGGTAGCGCTGCAATCTGGTCCACTACGCGGCGGCTGTTGGCGTTGTCCCTGAAATGCACCGTGCAGGCGTTGCAT